ATATTGAACCCATACAAAAGGAATAAATGTAAACTCATCATACCATTGTCCCATAGTTGAAGCACCACGACCAACGTTATTTGCAGCTTCTTCATTTATACCAGGAGCTCTAATTACAATTGTATTCTTAAAATTTTCTGTCTTATAAATTAAGGTTCTAGTATTATCTGTATCACTATTAGTTTTTAGATTTAAATACTTCGGTAATGTTTCACGTATATCTTTTACACGAGCTAAGTTTTGAGTAACAAGGGTATCATTATTACCAAAAAATACTGAAGAAAAGTTTTTAGCACCCCAATATATCAACCAGCTATAAAAAATTGCTACAGTATATGATTTATAACACTGTCGAGGAATAACAATATACGAATGTAAATCATTAAGTAACGACCATGTTATAGCTAATGTAGCTCTAGTTAATTCAAATCTAGCTGGTATATCTGTTGCAGGAATTCTAACTATTTCTCTGAAATAATACCAAGGATTTTTACTTATTTCTATATGAATTCTGATTTTTTGTTCATCAGTTAAATGCTCTTCATCAAAAGGATCAACATCTACTAATGTTTCATCAAATAATTGTAAAAAGAATACATTATTTGTAATACCCATTTCTTTCAATATATAATGCATTCTTAAGAAAGATATATTTTTAGTATTATAATGTATCATATTATTGTGTTTTTGATAAGAAAATATAATAACTAGGGATAAATTCCCTAGTTATTTATATTAAGCAACAAGAACTATTTTATCAAAAATTAATTTATCGTCAGACCTTGTTAAATATATAAATGCATCAGTTTTACCAAGTCTAAGTTTTATATTATTTATCTTTTCATGTTTTAGAACTTTGTATAGCTCTTGTTTTCCTATATCTACTTGTATTGTATCTTTAATAGTAAAATAGGCTACAGGCGTTTGCTCATTTTTCATCTGTTTTACAATTAATTTTCTGTAACTGAGAGCTACACAAGGAACATTGTAAAATTTTTCTTTAGTTTTAGTGTGTGGTAATTTTATTATAAATTCATTTTTAGCACATAATAAAGAAAGATCATTTAGCATATAAGAAAGAAAATTTAATTTTCTACCCATAAACTGAGAATCACATATTGCATCAAGAATTTTATTTGTATAATTCTCTCTTTTTTCATTTATTACTTCATCGTATTTGTGAAAATTCAATAAAGGTTTAGTACTTTTGTTCGCCATTGAAAAAATCATTTTCAAACTCCATGTTTTATAGTTATATATTTATATAATAACAAAAATACAATTTAATATATTTATTTTTGAAGGATTCTTTATGAGAAAACTTAAATATGATAATTTTATGGCTCCATTTAAAGGTCAAGCAGCTATAAATCTTAGACCAAAAATGGAAGAATTTAAAGCTGCATACTTTGAAAAATATGCTAAAGATATATTGGTAACTTGTGTATATAATAAGAAATATGATAGATATACATTCTTTTTTAAATTTCCATCAGGAGAAAATGATAAATATCCTACCGCAATTATGTATGATGTGGTGCTGGAATTTAATCCTAGTGTTGAACAGAAAAAGAATAAAGAACAATTGACTGAATTAAATGATTATGAAATATTAATGTTTTCTAATTCTCCTAGTTTTATTTTTACTTTTGATTATGTAGTTAAAAGAGAGTTTGGATTTCCACACTGTATAGGATTTAATCATTTGAGTAAAGTTGCTATAATAAAAGCTCCAGATGTAAGAAATACCTATCAACTTATGACTATCGAAAAGAGTACTTGGATGTGCTTCTTTCATTTGGTTCATAATGGATTTCTTAATAAACAAATGTTAAATAAGATTCTTAGTGATAAAAGTGAAGATTTCTATGCTAAAAAGGTTGATTCACAACCTGCTAAGTTAAAAGAAATAAAAATGCTAAAAGATTTAATGAGAGAAGAGAAGCTCAAACAGAAAGCTAATCAGAATAAAAGTAAAGATTATCATAATGAAGCTTCTTTCCAAACTAAAGAAAATAAACGTATGAAAATTATTGAAAAGAGAAATACTAAGAATGCTGAAACATTTAAAGAAAGTATGAAAGTTAACTTTCATCACAAACCAAGAAATCCTTTTAAACATAAACTATTTTCCTTTGGAGGTAAAAAATAATGGTTGAAATTATTGATGATGAAGATTATGAATATGAAGATGAAGAAACTAGTTCATCAGAAGAACAAATTACTGATGAATCAAATCAGATACTTAGAGAATATTTGGATCAAATAGATTATCAAATAAGTACTGTAAATAAGAAAGTAATAGAAGAAGATTATTTTAAAGAAGCAATGATCAACTTCTTCAATCAAGATTCAATAAACAATATATATGACAGGTCTATACTAATAGACCCATCATTTACAGATTATGATAAAGAGGCGTTGCGAGTCTTCCAAATGAAGATGGGTGAATTCTTTGATAAAGGGTTTGGTTTATCATTATCTGAAGGTAGTTTGTGTCTGTATTATTATCTGTATGATATTTTTGTATTGAACTTTGTTTTATATTTTGTAATCTATTTAAATGGATTACAGAAACTTGATCAAAGTTTTGAAGAAGATATTCCTAATTATAAAGAACTTTCTTTCAAAAACTTTCTTACAAAAAAAGAAAGTCCTTCAGAAGATGCTATAAATATAGCATCTGTTAAAGAATACATTGATTATATTCTTTCTGAAGGAATTTGTGCAGATCAATTCTTCGAAATCTGTGAATTAGATAGCGATGGAAATATAGGTCTGCATGAGCTTGTTGTAGAGAGTTCTAACCTCAGGATTAATGTCGACACCGACTTCTTCAGACTCAAACTGGAAAAAATCCTTTCTTCTGAGGAAATAAGAAGCGCGATTGAAACTAAGTTTATTGAGACAATCAGTTGATTCTTCGATTGTATTTATACTCAATAATAGTTCAGTAGTTTTCCACATTATGTCTTTATAGTATTTTTCATATACTGACATTACATGTTGAACTCTTCTAAGCTTTACATACTCTTCAAGCTCTTGAGTCTTGATTTTAACTTGTTTTCTAACAAGTCTATCGTAACTCTTTACTTTCTTTACGAGGGACTCGTTATGAGTCTCTCGATTTTTAATTTGTCTGGCAGCTTTGTCACCACCATTGTATGCAAAGAATGCATACTGATCTCCGAATCTTCGATACAAATCTTTATAGTAACCAATGGTCATAACCATATAGTAACAATATTTATTTGTAATCATTGATTCGTCTTTCGGACGAAATGCTCTTACGAATTTTTTATTTTTTAGGTTATTGGAATTTAACTGAGAAGGTCCTAAATCAACAGAACCATTCTTGTTAACATGACTAAACCATCTAAAGTTACCACTTTCAACAATCATTATGCTATAGAAATTCATGCGAATTTCAGGGCAATCTTTAGTATAATATATAAAAGCTTCGCAGTATTCATCTGGAATGTTGTCCCTGTAAAAATCTTCTATAAATACTTCATCAGGAACTTGTGATCTACTAATCTTGATCATGATATCTGTCTGAGGCATGTAAGTATATGCCAATGTAGGTAATAGCATTAATCCCATAGCTATTACGATCTTAGAAAATAAGTTTTTCATAGTACCCACCTATAAACTTTTAGTATACATAATCATGTTATGTATCTATAAATATAATATATAAATAAAAAGAAGCTAAAAATGTACCGATAAAACATATTAATATACTAAATGTCAATTACACAGGTACTAAAATATCGTGTGATTTATTGAATATTCAATTTTTCCTAGCTAGGAGGAACCTTATGGCAATAGAAGATAGTGGTTTCGGTATTAGCAGCATTGTCTTACAAGACAACTCTATACGTACCGTTTCTTCCACAAGTTCTTTAGGTATCCTTTCTTCAATCCATCCTGTCTTTGCTTCAGACGGTAAAGCAAACAAGATTATTGAAGTTAGTTCATTCAATCAAGTATTGAATGAGTTCGGATCTGACTTTGCAAATATTAATGCTTACGGTCAACAGAACCTTAATGTTAACCAAGTATTTGATGCTGGTGGAACTTGTTATTTGTGCCGCCTTTTACCAGAAAATGCTAAAGTAGCACATCTTGCTCTTAAAGTAGGTGTAAAGGCTGTTACAGATATTCCGTTGTATAAACGCGATGGATATGGTGAATATGCTCTTGATGAGAATGGTAATAAAATACCATTAACAGTTACAAGAATTACTCAACAGACCCAGATTAATCCAGAAACTCAAGTTGAAGAAACAGTTGATGTTGAAGAAGTTGTACCTGCTACGACAACAGGTATCGCAATTAAAGTTGCATTCGTTTCAGCTACTGAAGAGGAAATGAATAGACTTTCTTCAATTAACCAGATCAAACAGAAATTCTCAGCAATCCTTACGGATGATGAAGGTTTCAAGATGGTCCCATTGTTCTTCGCCAATTACTACTCTGTTGGTAAATCTGGTACGAACTATGGTATTAGAATTATAAATGACTTGTTGAGAGATGCTAAAGTAGGTGATGGTCGTCGTTATCAATTGTTCCTTGTAAAGAAGTCTACATCTGGTGTAGATATTCTTTCTGATGGTAATGGGCTTTCATTCTCTTTCAATCCTGATGCAACTGTTTCTAAGACAATTACTGCATCAGAATCTCTTCAGAAAATATATCAGAACTTTGATGGTCCAAGAGAGAAACAAATTTCTATTGAACCATATGTTGAAAACTATGAAGTTCTTAAGAACGAAATCAATGCAATTCTTTCAGAGGAACCAATTATCACAGAAGGTATTGACCCTGATTATGTAATGTCTAAGCCTACAAGCATTGATGATTTCGATTTCATCAATGGTGTAAGCAAAGAGGGTATCCTTTTTGATAACGTAGTTGTTGCAGATTCTTCTATGGATCTTAATAACTATCACTTCCTTCAGGGTGGTACTGATGGTGATCTCGATACTCTTACAGGTGAAGATCTCCATGCTGAAAGAAATCGTCTCTTGAAGAAGTTCTTTGCTGGTGATGTTGATACTGGTACATTTATGGATGTACTTAAGTGTACAGCTGGTATCGTATACGATGCAAATTATGATATGGATGTAAAACGTGCGATGGCTAATATGATTAACTATCGTCGTGATATGTGTTGTGTCTTTGACTGTGGTTTCCCAGAAAATTTGGAACAGGCTGTCGCTGTAGCTAAGCAGATTAGATCATTTGCTGAATCTATGGACGGTGGTGAAAACTTTGCAATCGTTCCTCACTGTGGTATTACTGCAGACAGAGTAACAAACGTTAGAGTTACTGGTACATATGAATTCTCATATGGTCTTACTAGACTTTATAATTCAGCTCCGTTCTCTATCTATGCTTCACAGCAGAATGGTGATCCGGGTTGTGTAAGAAAGACTATTTTTGACTGGGTAGTAGAGGAATCCAAGCCTCGTGGATATCAGGAAAAACTTGCTAAGCAAAATAACCTTTATTGGGCTGTTGATCTTGGTAAAGCTCTTGGTGCTCCTGTTCAGGGTAACTACACTGGTAAGAATGTTTACTTCTATAGTAACTCTTCTCTTTACACAGAACGTATTTCTAAACTCGCAGAGTTCAGAAATGGTATCTTAGTAAATGATCTTCGTCGTATCGTAAAACTTATTCTCGTTAAGTATACATTTGATACTAAGGGTGCTGATACAGCTATTGCTAATGCAACTGCTGAATTGACAAGAACCCTTTCTTCAAGGTATCCAAATAACATTATTATCAATTACAATCTGTATCAAACAGATCGTGATAAGTTGTTGAATTTGGCCACTTGTGAACTTTCCGTCTTGTTCCCAGATATCTTCGAGACATGGAATGTCAAGATTATTGCTGACAGACAAGGCTAATATAGGAGGAAATAGATGGCTGATGCTGAAATAATGGATGGAATGTTACGTGGAAACCTGAAAGGTAAAAAAGGTGACTACGGTATTGGTGGTATCAATGGTATGCACCATGATGACTTCGGTTGGGATAACACCACCGTTGGTATGGCATCTTCTGTATTTGATAACTTGTTATCTCAGAATGGTGTTCGTTCCAACGACCCGAACTACATCGGTGCTCTTGAACCTATCCGTGCTGGTAGATTTATCGTTAAATGGCTCAAGGTTCCAACATTCTTTAATAAAACTGCTGTAAAATATCTTAAATTCTTCCTTGAGAATGCTGTTAAGAGTGTTTCTGGTCTTCAGGATAATACTATTGCAGCTGCTGGTGATATTACGTTTGGTGCAAACGGTCAAACAATGTCATTCCCAGGTAACCTCAAGCAGAACAACCAGACTGTTTCATTGAGTACAGTTACATGTACTGGTGATGGTCTTGGTAAGTTGATGAGATATTGGATGTATGGTATTACTGACCCAATTACAGGTATTCACCATATGTATGGACGTGATCTTAGATTTATTCGTCCTAATTACTGTGGTACATTGATGTATATCTTCATGGGACCAACATGTCGTCCTGGAGATATCGAATACGCATGTATTTGGCACGAAGTATGGCCGACATCTGGTGATGGTACTTCTCAGTGGGAATCTCAGGAAATTGGTTCCGATACTGCTATCTCTGATAAGCAAGTTGACTTTACTGGTATTTTCCAGGATGGTCCTGAGGTAAATATTCTTGCTAAGTATATCGTTGCTGGTACAGGTCTTGCTGGTCAGTCTTACTTCGACCAGATGCTTCCTGCTTATATGTATGAAAACTTTATGATGAAATTGCAGAATGCTGATAAAGAGACTATTAAAGGTATCGAAATCAGCCAGAATGCAAAGATGGCTGCTGCAAACGAATACATTTATGATCAATCAATCAAAGATGCTCGTACAGAAGCTCTCAAATCATACGGTGTTACGTCTGAAAGATTGCCACCTGCACAACTTTACAGTCCTGTTGATGGATCTATTGTTGAGCCTATGGTTAATGAAATTAAGACATTTAATAAGGATAATTCTTATGAAGATCCTATTAATGCACCTGAGAAAGTTTACGTAAACAACGGAAAATAAAAAAATAAACCTGGGAGTCATATGACTCCCAGGATTTTACTTTAAGTACACAAATTATTCTTTCTCTATATTGTATACCGTTTCGAGTTCTTCAATTTTTTCATTGAGACATTCAGTTACTAATTCGAACAATTTATCAACGTCACCATTACATTCTTTGACCTTGTCACATGTCTCATTGAACGCAAAGTAAACTATATCTCGTTCTTCAATTAATACTGAGAAATATCTAAAATGACAACAACTATTTAGAATATCATTGCAAGCTTCTTTAATTTTGTACCATGCTGGGTGCATTAACCTAAATCTATATTTATAAGTGCTTAGTTTGGTTATTTCTATCCAGTGACCATCGTTTTCTAATACTTCGATAAATTCTTTATATTTTTTAATTTTCGAAATTGCTTTGTTTACTTCGTTCTTCCTAATAAACTCAGAAATTTTCATAATATCTAACTCCTTTATGTTATATTAGTAGTATCATCTCTACTTCCTATTTAATTAATAATAAGTACAACGTACTCATTAATATAATATATAATTAAAAAAAGAAACCGTAGCAATCCGGTACAGAAAACCCCTTATGGAGTTTTACTGTTTTGTGGGCCTACCAATTGAACCCCCAGCAGGAACAAGCTTTTTCGTAGGCATCTTCACCTTCGAAAAAGCCTTGATCAGTATATATCCCGGTATCCCAATTTCCATCGGAATCTCGAGAATCATACCCTAATCCTACCATATGATTTTTACCGTCTCCACATTCTACTAAGACGGTCCAGGACTCGGAGCCATCCCAGGATCTACCATTATATCTGGCATCACCAGAGCATCTACTCCAAGGAAGACATGTTAACAAGTCTTCACTCATTTTTATTCCGTTTGGCATTCTCACCATGTCTACATTGTTTTCTCTTGTGTATTTCATAGTTTCTTCCTTGAGTTTGTATCCCTTTTTATCAGTAGACCTCTTCTCTGAGGTGGTCTTTTATTTCTCTTATTATGACTCTTATAATTAGATTTATTTAAGGATTATTAATCCTTATTCATTAATATAATATATAATCGGGGAGGGGGGTTCAACAGTAGTTATAAAATACACAAACATTAATATTAATAAAAATGACAAGATAATATACGTAAAATTATTCAAATATCATCCATAAGGAGTATTTTATGGTTATTAATGATAAACTTAAAGGAGAGTTTTATAGAACGCCTTTAACTAAGTTAGCGTCAAGAAATAATGTATTGACGACACTTAATGAGTTAATAGAATATTTTAATAAACTCTCTGAATTGATCGATTCTAACTTTCAAAAGATTACTGATACTCGTAATGCAATGAAAGTTAATCTTTTGACTATTTATGAACGTACTAAACATTTTAAATATGTATTAGATCATTTTAAAATTGATGTAGATTCTCATATTACTGAACGTCTTAATGATGCTATAGAGAATTTTCAGAATAAGATTACTACATTTGTTACACCTTATGAAGCAAATCTGTTTAATCATAGTTGTGTAACAGATGATGTTATTTCTAATAAAGTCGATACTAACGCAGTAGAAGATTGGGACAGAAGTATTAACATGCTTGCTTCTGAGTTAGGTATAAGATGGTTTGGTGGAAAGATTTCTGATAAATCACTTATAACTGAACTGGATAACATTCTTCATATTACTAAAGTAAATACTTATGAAGGTTATAATAATGAAGATTATATAAATTCTAATCTTATTCTTGATATCTTCTTGTATACTTCTAAAGGTATTACTTGGTTATCTCTTGGCAAGAATGGTGATTTTGGTTATAATATTATTGTTAAATACCAATCAAAAGAATCTCCATTTAATCTTAAAGTTCTTTCAGAGACATATAACAATAGAAAAGAATTCGATATAAATACTTATGACTTTGATATGATTCTTAATACACTTCTTTCTAGAAGTGATATAAAGAATGGTAATGTCTATATCAAAGTAAAGACAAATATTCCATCTAATACAGAATCTGGTAGAGAAGGTTACTTCTTAACAAGTTCTAAGAAGTTCAATGATCACGAAGTTAAGAAAGGTATTTCTGAATTTGCTAGAGGTCTCATGTATCATGATAACAAAGATGTTGCTTATTTTGAGCATGCTGATGATAATATTTATGATATAAAACAGAAGACTTCTGAGAAAACAGAAACTAATTCTATTCTTAATGCTAGATCTGATGAAGTTAAAGATTTTGAAACTGATTCAAAAGAGAAACAGTTTTATTCTGAGATTTCTAATATCGGTGAAGAAAAATATGTACAGTCTATATACAATCCTGATGAAGTTAAAATGAATGAACTCATGGATATTGTATCTGGATTTATTATTTCTAATACTGATACAGAAGTTAAAAAGAATTATCTTGAAGGTGTAAAACTTAATAAGAAGTATGATAATGGTGATCCTGTTAAGTATACTAAGGGTGAAACCGTTGTAGATATTTCCGATCCCTCATTCGTTGGTGATCTTAGTCTTATGGCTAAGAACGAAAATATGTTTGCTGTAGAGAATTCTTTCTCTAAATCAAAAGTTGTACCTTCTCAGTTTAAATACGGTACTGAAATATCTAGTGAAACTGTAGAAAATACATTCACTAACGATGAATCATTTGCTGATATAAATGATAATTCTTATACACAAGATGCTGATATATTACTTACTCCAGTAATAGAACAGAATTCTATTATTTATAAAGTAGTTAAAGTTACAGATTATGATATCTTGATTTTAAAATCAGATGGTATTTATAGATTTAATTCTAGAGATAAACTTTCTGGTGATTCATTTACCGAAAAGATCAATCAGAATAATCTCTTTAATGTTTGTTATGATGCAGTAGTAAACGGTAAAATTGTGTATCTTGCGACGGATGTTGGTGTATGTAAAATGAATACACAGTCATTCGTTGTAGAGAGAACTGGTGTAGTTGGTGGTTCTTGGTGTAAGCTTTTTGAAACATTCGATAAAACAAATGTTATAGCTATTCGTAAAGATTTCTCTACTAATTTGGATAATGGTAAGATTTCGTATGGAGAAAGTGTTGCTATGACTAATGGAGGTAACTTTAATACTCTTAAAGTTATTTTCCAAGACAATAAGTATTTTACATATGATAATCCAGCTCTTGATAACGAACTTACTAAGACTGAAAGAGCTCTCGATTATACAAATAAACGTAATTTCCAAGAAGAGTTCAAAGTACTTCATAATCCTATAGAGAATAGGTATTACTTCTTTAGATATGGTCATAAGATGTTGTATACAGACAATCCTAGTGATCCATCAATGAAGTTTGCTAATTTCAAAATTGTAAGTGCTATGAAAGATTATGATATCTCTGATGCACTTATTTTTGAGAATAAGATTTACTTTACAGTTTATGAAGGTGGAAACTATTATTATGATTTAAATACAAATACAGTACATCCTGTAGAATATACAACGACAAAAGTCATAAATAATCGTAATACTACATATAAGTCATATTATATGAGTAAGCTTTCTAATCTTGTAAATGATAATGCTGATAGTACTGGAATTGTAGATAAATATGTATTGCTGACTCCTGAAGAATTAGCTGCAGGTTATGTAGAAGGAACCAAATATTTCTATCCAAGTATCAAGACATTACACTTGTGTTCAGTAGAAGAAAAGATGAATGGCCCTGATCCTAATATTGATTATTATGGATGTATTGGTACTACATTTGGTGTAATTGGTTCATGGTTTATAGGTAAAGTAACATCATTCAATAATATCGATAAACATGGTGTATACAATCCTGATATGAACTATGGTTATGTAGAATTTGCTAACGATGGAAAATATTTGGATTATACTCTTGCTGTAGCTACTGAAGGATTTATGATGGATCCTTCTAAGATTCATAAGCTTGTACATGTTGAAGAAGAACTTTCTAAGATTAATTGTTTCTTAAAGGTTGCTAATGGTAAGTTATTCTTTATTCCTAATAATCCAGATAATGAAATTAGAAATCTTGTGTATGTAAATGGCTATTACTATTTTGCTACAAATCAAGATTATATTTTCAAATTGGATGAGCATTTCAACATCATTAATCAGATACGTTCTGAAGATTGTAATGAAATATTCGGTGCAGGAAATCTTCTTGTTATTCAAAATAATAGTGTTACTTCTGAAGAAATTACTAAATCGGAAGCATATTATGATAGAGTAGATGGTTCAGAAATGATTGAGGGATATAATCCTGATGTTGAATACTATCTTGAAAAAAATTATACAAGAACTAAAACTACTTATGAAAATATTTCTCAAGAAGATTATGATGCTATAAAAACGTTAACTATAAAAGGATGGTGGCAACCTTTTGATTTACGAATGATAGGAATGACAGAATGGGGAATTAAACCTTATAATTTAGTTAATGGAAAAACTATTAATAGTATTGAAGACGTATATACTTTAACAAATGGTAAGCCATATTTGTATAGACAATCATTTGATGATAGTTGGATTTATACTAATTTATATTCTCTCCGTTCTAATGGAAATGGATATGATCAAATAAATGCACCAACTTACGAATTTGAACGCGTACGTAGACCAATAACTGATGAAGAATGGGAAAATAGAACTGTTGATGGTGCGGGAACACTTCATACAAGTGATGGATGTGATATAGTAAAATATTTTGAAGAAAGTGGAACTTATAATAACGCTTATGAAAATACCTCTACAAAAGATAATGTATGTATGGTTGATACTGTAGGTACACTAACTATTCCTAAAGAAGATTTATTTATTCAAGTGAAAACTCCTGTAATTGAAAAACGAATGACCAGAGCTAATGTGAATAATCCTGAGGACTTTGTACTTACACCAAAGTATAATGTTATCGATTCTGCAACTAGAGCTCAAGGTATTCAAAATGGTGTAGATTATTTTGTATCTAGAGAACTTCCAGATAAAGAATACTATGATCATATTGAACCTGAAGCTAAAACTATTGGTTATGATTCTCGTACTTTTGTTCCTTCTGAATACTTTATTGGTGATCTTATTAAATTTGCTTCAGTTCCTGTAGAAGAAAGAGAAGGTAAACCTCTCTATGCATCTAACAATGAAGGAACTAACTATGTATTGGTAGATTATTATAGAGAAGGTACAACAGTATTAGATGATATAAATAATTTCTATACAGTAGCTGACACATATACACAATGTGAGGAAAACGATTTTAATCATGGATTTGAATTCATTAAAGTAAATATAGATGAAACTCCAAATCCTGTAGATGGTGTAAGTTATTATATAAAAGTTGATCAGCCAGATCCTAATACTGGTATTCCATATGTTGATGCTGGTATTGGTGGTGAAACACTTTATGCATTTGATATTACTAAGGAATATTATGTAGCTTATAGATTATTGTATCATTTTAAGGACGATAATGCATTTGGTTATCAAAAGACTTATTTCCATAAACGTATAGAAGATTCTGGTGTAGAATATATTAAAGCTGAAAAAGAAAATGGAGATTTCTTAGCTACAGATGTTTATACAGAATTAACTCAAGAAGAAAAAGAAGAAGGACCTCAGAAAGGAGTTGATTATTATGTACATCCTACAGTAATGAAAGATATATTTACTAAACTTCTTGATAAGAGTTCTGGTGTACAATCTGGAGTAAAATACTATAAAATGAATGGAACACCTACTGAAGTATATACTCCTCTTACTACAGAAGAGATGAATAACGGTCCTCAAGAAGGAGAAGTTTATTATATCTTTGATGGTGGTATTTGGGTAGAGAAACCATATGCTTCATTAGAAGATGGAACTGACAATAATAAGATATTCTCTGAAGGCTATGTATACAATAAAAAATCTTACGACTATTCTGGTGTTGAATATGTATTATGTACTGATGAAGATTTTAATATTACTACATCATTAAAATCTATTATTGATTTTTACGAAACAAAAGATGAATTATATATATCAAAACGGCAATCTAATAGTCCATTACGTGAGTTATATTCTATTGATAAAAATACTTTAAGTGAATCTGAATTATTATGCTATTTTGACGATTTGTCTGGTAATAGTACTCTTTATAAAAATGATAAAATTTTCTATACAGAATATGGAATTTATGCTATTGAAAAAGATATACAAACTAATAAAAATATGTTAAGAGTTATATACGATACGAGTTCACCAGATACACCAATGGGTCAAATTAGTGGAAATAATGATGATGTTTTCATAATTAATAGAATAGATGGAGCTGATGGATATGAGGTTTATTTATATGATTATTCTACAAATGCTGTAAGAAAAGCAACAGGAATTGACGAATCTCTAGAATATGGTAACGAACTTAGAATTAATACTAAGGACAACGAAACATTTGTTGTAAACAGAAAGAAAGTTTATTTATTCAATAAAAAACTTGTAAAGGATGAAAATAATAATTATTCATATACTTATAAATATAAAGGTATTTATAAAAATGGTGTATATGAAGATTGGACTACAACTGATTTTGTTTTATTTATGGATTATAGTGATTCTGTTAATTTTACGTTTGATTATTCTAATTTACTTGAAAATAAAAATGGTGTAGTAAGTGGATGTTTAGCTGTAAATTGTTATAATAAAGAAACGAGTTTTAGCTCAATTGCTTTCTATACTATGGATAATGAATACTCATTAAAATTAGTAGCATTTAAAGATTATACTAAATTTGTACCTGGTCAAATTGGTAGTACTGAAGAATTTTCTGAAAGATCAGAAGATCATATGAGTCTTATTGGATATAAAGATGAAAATAATAGATGTATATTTATTAGTGAAATACTTTTTGACGGTATAAGATTCGATGTTGATGTTTATGACAATCCACAATTTTCCGATACAGAAAATACAGAAAAAATTAAACATAAATTAATACGATTCAATCATGATAATACAGAAACTAATGCAATTCTAAATAATGAGCATTATTGTATAAATGGTATAAAATTCGTTGGCACATATATGATAGAAGGTATAAAATATTTAAGATTTGCATTACTTGGTACGGATACCACAAATTCAATATTAACATTCTTTAATTTAAATATTTCCGATCAATTGACCGCATCTTCAACATTTAAATATGGTTTTTATTCATACGATGATGAAAGTATTTTTACTATGAAATATGTAACTAGAGGCGATATAAAAGAGAATCATGTAATTTTTGACCTGGAATATGATAGTAGTGATAGTGGAAATCATGTTGTTGAAACTAGATGTTTTGATTTTGATTATAAATTCGCCAATTCCAATAAACAAATTGTATTAGTTGAAAATACAAATAAAACATCATATTTAGTATGTGTAAAAGAACAAGAAGATGATGAATATATTTATAGAATTTATAAATTTGATAACGGATCATTTATTCCAACAGATAAAGTATTAACAATTCGTGATAGTCGTAATGAAGAATTTGTTGATATTTTGTGGGATAAAAAGATTTATTCAAATAATGATTTGAGTAATATTTTAATTTTCAATAGAAGAGATAGGACAATTATTGACGGAGATGATTCGATATCATTCAAAGAAGATATAGATTATTATACAAAATCTCAAGTTGAAGAATTGAATACATCAAGTTATGTGAAGAATGATACATTTGGCTATACTACAATTAGTAATTCATTAAATGAAATTGGTAATTCATTAAATGAAATTGGTAATATTAGCATGCTTCAAGCTCATGATATTTATAATGATGTAGATACTTTGTATATTAGAAAAGGTACTGGTTCTACTGTCGAAATGTATAAACTGACTGATAATATGTCAGAACCTACAAAATTATTCTCTGTGGATTTGGGCTCTGTAAATGTATCTAATCTTTTATATACAAATGGTAAATTGTTTGTATTTGATAATGGTGTAATTATAGATTATTTACAAAATGAACAAAGAACTTGGTCACCAATTACATCAGATCAAAATTGGGATTCTGATTATAATAGCGCTGTCATGTGTGGTAATAATTTAGTTCTTATAAAACGAATAACTGAAGATGTACCAGATAAAGATAAATTTGAAATTTACTATTATGATTATACTACTCGTGATTTACAAAAAGCTTCTGAAATACCAGCAACACGATTTAGTCCAAAAATCAGAGTAACAAAGAATAACATATTAATTTTTGTAACAGATGATAACAATAGAACAACTTGTTATATATTTAATAAACAATTTACAAAGGTTGAAAATACTCTTAATCAATATACTTCTTCAAGTAGATATTCAGGTACGGTTGATTCCACTGGAACTATAAATGATTATTCTTCTAATGTATTTATACCATTACCATTTACTCAAGATACATATATTGGTAACGTATTGTGCGATTATTTAGATAGTAATGGAATTTTATTTATTGGTACATTCAACGGTGTAGCTATCTTTAAGTCAAATGAAAATAATCAAATAGTAAATAGTTTATATGTTAGAAATATCGATTATATTGGTGGAGATTATATAAATACAACTAGTACTATATTTAGAGATGAAGATTCAAATAATTATTATTTTATTTATAATGAAGCTAGTGGTAGATCTTTTAAAATATTAGTATATAAAAATCCTGGAATAACTGATAATGAAACTGAAAAACAAAAAATATCTGTTATTTGGGATGATGGTGAAACTGATGGAGAAAATGGTCCATTATTTGGTGGTGATACTAATGTTTCACAATATATTGTAGGTAAATATACAACAATTGATGAAAATGATAGGACTCATGAATTCTTAAAAATTTACGTTTATTTATCACCAGTTATTGACCATGTAGTTAAACGTAAATTTACTTTTGTCAATTTGGATATAACTGATATAAATGATCCAAATTATATGACAAATAGTAGAGAAATGTTGAAATATAGTTTCGATGGAATAAATGATTCTACATTTAGTGAAGTTTATGACGAAATATTTAGACAAGAAAATTATATTCTCTGTTATAAGGAAAATCCTCAAACTCTTGATTGTTATGATTTTTATTATAAAATTATTAATTCTGGAAAACACGTAGTTGCTATAAGTGAACCATATACCAAACTAGATTCATACGATCAGTATGAAACACCAATTTTTAATCAAGATCAAACTAAATTACTGCTTGTTAAAGAAGATGATGATAGTTATAGAATCTATACATTTGATGGTGATGAAATACTACCAACAGATAATTATATAGAAAGTACTGATGATATAAGTGTAAATAATCAAGATACAAATAATTGGTGGTTCTTCAGACTTATTACTTTGAATGGAGATAATGAAAATTATTTAACATTAATTAATGGTGTAGATCTTATTAAAAATACATCGAAATTTGAAGAAAATAAACAATATTATACTAAAGAAACTACTTATGATTTCTTCCCAGAAGTATCATATTATCTGAAATCGATGATGGTAAACTTTAAACTAGAATTAGAATATTTCACGAAGAGAATAAGAACTATTGTTCAAGATGTAATAAGTCATGCTAGATCTTATACATCTACAGACAAAACAAGTAAATTATTCCATAAGTCTTTGATTAAGATAAAGGATAATTCACTTAAAGTTCTTATGAATGTATTAACAAAATAAAAAAAAAATAAAGATGGGGATGTATTCCCCATCTTTATTCTAATTTTGAGGAAGACACTTAAACTGTTTCTTTTTTATGAGCCTCACGATACTTCTTCCTTTTTTCTTTAAGCTCATCTTTATGCGTTTCATAATACTTTTTATTATGCTTTTTTCTTGCTTCTTTATGAGCCTCACGATACTTCTTCCTTTCTTCTTTATGAGTCTCATAATACTTCTTATAATACTCTTTTCTTTCTTCGTTATGGATCTTATTATATTTTTTAGATCTTTCTTTTATTTCATTTTTATGAGATTCATAATACTTCTTTGAATATTCCCTCTTTTCTTCTTTATGGATCTCTTTATACTTTTTAGATCTTTCATTATACTCGTCTTTATGAGTCTCATAATACTTTTTCCTTTCATCTTTATGAGTCTCATAATACATCTTACTTTTTTCGTTAAGTTCATCTTTATGATCCTTATAAAATTTCTTCTTTTCATCTTTATGAGATTCATAATATTTCTTATCATATTTTCTCTTACGTTCTTTTCTTTCTTCTTTAGTCATTTTCATTTCTTCCTTATGTTTATAGTAGTATCATCTCTACTTCGATAATATAATTAATAATAAGTACAACGTACTCATTAATATAATATATAAATAACCCATTTTTTCATTTTCTTAAAGGACGACAAGTTTATATATTTTATGGAGTATAACAATGGCTGATAATCCCATTTCATTTGATGTTAGTAATTTAAACCTTGGTAGCTCCAACACGATTTCAAGTATAGGGAGTAATTTACCAGGTGTTGGTGGAACATTTGATCCTGCGAAACCATTTAATAATACTTTATCTTTATATGATAACGAAGTAGAAGAAACTGAAAAAGGTAAGTCTGGTTTTGTAAATAGCATTATGTCTGGAGGAATTTCTGCTGCATCGTTACAGGATAAAGCTAAAAATTTAGCTTCTTCTGTTAGTGGAAAAGTAGGTACATTCTTATCAGATGGTATAGCAAAACTTAATACATTAGCTTCTGGTTTATTAGGTAAAATACCTGGTCTAGATGGTTTATTAAATAAACTTAATGGTTTCTTAGGTTCTAAATTAGGTAGTTTAACTAATCTTTTAAAGACTATGTTAAACGATACTATAAAACAATTAGAGAACGCAGCAATAAATTATATCAGTAATATTATAGAAGATTTTACTAAGAACTTAGTTTCTTCTTTATTTATTCCTGATAAAGTATTCTGTGAAACTATTAAAGCTTTATATAAAGCTGGAGCTGACTTAGCTTATGATAAGCATTATATTCGTAATATGGCTCTTTCTAGAGACTGGGTACATACTCTAGAATTTATTGATAGTCAATATGGAATAAAATATAATAAAGAATATAAATATCTTGAAAGTGATATAGTTAACTGTTCTACTAATTCTTGTGCAGATAATCTTTTTTATATTTATAAAAAAGTTATAGCTTCTATAGAAGAGTATAAAGGAGAACGTTTAAATTATTTAAATACTATAAATTATATAAAAGATGCTTATCCTGATGATTATACAAAAAGAGACGATTATTTAGATAATTTATCAGTAGTAAATCAGTTAGATAATGATATAACTAGTATGGAAGAAATGCTTGTATCTAACTTAGCAGTTCTCATTATTAATTCATATACATACGTAACTGTTTCTAAGATAGAGAAATTCTTTAAAGATCTTCCAGGAGATTATTTATTACCAAAGTATTTTGGAACTACTGATGATAAATATAATAAACGTTTTGCATTCTCTGAAGGTGATTGTAAAACTATGATGCCTGATTTTAAATCACATCAAACTACAGAATCTGATAAACGATACTTAGAGAATGTAAATAATGATAAAGCTGCACTTAAAGAACAAGCACAAAATGCTATGTTTGAAGCTCAGATGAATAGTGAAATCTATGATCTTTCTAAAGATTATATTAGTGATTCTGAAAAAGCTCGTCTCAAAGTAAATGAAAAGATAGAAACACTTAGAGCCAACATGAGTAAAACTCAAATGGATAGATATGGTGTTCTATCATCAGCAGCTATCAAAGGTGGATCTACAGAAGTTTACAAAGTATCACGTAATAGATATCCTAAACAAAATGATCTTCCAGAAAGTGTAAAGTATAAGAAAAAAGTAACTGGAGCAGTAGGTGCTTCAGCTAAAGCATTCTTATATGACGATACAGAATATATCACATTAAACAATAAAAATATTAAAGAGATTTATATTTATCTTTCTTCTAATGCTATATTTGGTAATAATCGTATGGTTAATGAAGCATTCTATCAGAGGTGCAAAATTCCGACGATGACGACACTTAAAGCATCACTTGATAAGGCTAAAGGTATTATAGGTGCTTCCATGGGTGTTCAAGCAATGTTTGATCTTCAGGATGCTATAGATCGAACCGCCTATGATTATACGCAAAAGATGGAAGGATTTTTATTAGATCCTGCTAAAAATATAGACGATATAAAGAATGCATTAGGAGCATTAACTTTCCAAGTAGATCCATCTAATAGTGATCTTCCTGTTGCTACTGATGAAAATGGTGTTCCAATAACACCTGGATCAGTAAATGTTTCTAACCCTACTACAGTAAGTGAAATGGATGCATTCTTGGATGCTAATCCAGCTATTAATCAAGAAATTATAGCAATCATAAGATATGCAGCAAATATTCCTATGACTACTATGAGAGATACAATCATAAAATGGCTAACTTATTTCTATAATTTTATGAATAAGAAAAGTATTGCTAATGCAAGTATTTCTCATTCTTTCTTAGAATTATCATCTTACGTATTTGCTGCTACAGATATTACTGAACCAACAGGTTTGATTAAACTTTTCAATAGTTCTACAAAGGAATCTCTATTAGAGAATATTAAAGTATTAGTATTTATCTATAAAGCTTATATGGCTTCTAAAGCTATGAAGCTAGATGAAATAGCTGAAAAAGATACAATAGCTAATCTTTTCTATCTTTGTATGAGTATGTTTGCTAGAGAAATTTCTGATATAGGATTTGTAAAATCTTTGTTAGAATATGATAAAGAATTCTTGAAAACTTATCTTAAATCTTACTATTGGAATGAAATTGATTTCTTAAAAGGAATAAATGATAGAAGTAGATTAGATTACAAAATGTTCTATCCTTATAAAGATAAACTTACTACAAGATTTGAAGGATTTGATAAGTTTGGTATTTTTGGTTATAATGAAAACTTGGAAAGACTTCAGTATACAAATGTAATAACTGGAGACTGGAAAGTTATATTTAATTCTACTAGAGGAATGTTCTTTGGTGGAACTGAAAACACTAAAAACAATGGTATAAAACGTCTTAATTCTGATAAGTCAGAAGTAATCAATACTAATATTTCTGATGGTAATTGGATAGATATATTTGAATTCTATGGTGTAGTTTTCTTTGTTAGAGATACAGATGAATTATATTATTGGACAGGAAATAGAATTGAATCTACAGGTATAAAAGATTATAGTAACTGGGAAGTTAAAGGTATTGATGCTTATAGTGTAATTTTATTACTTGGTAAGAATAATAATGGTCTTAGACGTTGGAATAATGGATCATTCTTAGCTGTTACAAATAATGGTGATGGATGGTTTATCCAGAAATGTAATTATTTTGGTTACGTTGTATATCCAACAAATAATGTAAGTAATCCTGTATTTGTAAACAGAAGTAAACAATTTACTGTATTAAATTTAACTGATAGATTTACATATGTAGCAGAAACAACTCGTACTGTTACTGTAACTGGTCAAGTACAAGAACAAAAGAAAGATCCGACAACTAATACTATGATTACTGTAGAAGTTACTAAAAGTAAGAGCTCTACAGCATACTATGTATTCCTTGGTACTCATAGTAATGGTCTAAAGATATATTCTTCAACTGGTTCTGCAAATGCAGCATCATTGTCACATTATACAGAATCTAATCCATTACGTGATATACCAGGATTGGTTATTCCAAATTATGTGTCTAGAGATTCTATTCATTATATACGTAATGATGGTGAATATAGTGCTACATTTGAAATTAGTTTACATACATCTGCTGGTCAAGTTACTAGTGAATCTCAATTGATTATATATCCACAACAGCTTGAATTAGAAGTAGAAAATACTACAAAACTAAAAGCTTTCAATAATGTTACATCAATGCGTCTTACACCAAGAAATTTCTTAGTTCATGATAGCGGAGATAATAGAAATTATAATAAGGTTATTGAAACCAATACAATATATGACTTTGATAGTACAAAAGATATTTCAAATGGTGAATACTATGTATTTGATCCTAATGAAACTGTATATTGGAAATTTAATGATGGTAAAGGTCTTTATAGAGTAGATAATAGTAATTTTACTCCTTTGATGAATGAAAACGATATTGAAAAGACTGGATGGAAAATGTATTACTTTAATAATAAACTCTTTGCTACTAACTTTGATGAACCTCTTGGTATAAGAGTTTATAATAATGGAATATTTACTGAAACTAATATAGCTGCAGGATATTGGATTCTTGGATGTTCAAGTAAACGATATTTCGCTTTATCTACTAAAAATACTAATATGGGAATTAAAGTTTGTGGACTAAAATCTACTTCATATGATTTTACAGAAATTCCTAAAACAAATATTACATATGGTGATTATAGTGGTATAGCTTTTGATAAAGAGTCCAATAAGATTTTCATTAGTGCTGAACGTTCTGATTTAGTAATGAATTTAGATATGATAAATTATGATATAGATGCATTCATTTATCCATTACATGAATACGTATTACAACAACTTATAAGTTATGTAGTTAGTGATAAATTAACTATACTTACTGAATTTATCATAATGATGATTGAAAATGGTTTAGATTCATTTATTTTATCATCTGTATTAAATGATAAGCTTATGAATATTACTGTAAATGGAAAAACACTTAGATCAGCATTAATGACCATTACAGATGAAGCTTTTATAAATAAATTAAATAGTACAAGTAATCCTTTGAATAAAGCTAGATACATTTTGGATAATATCCATAGATTCTCTCAATTATTACCATATCAAACACCTATAGAGGAATTCTTACAAGAAAATAGAAACTTTGTAGATATATTTGGTATTATGAATCAAATGGAAGCTTTCAGTAGAGATATGCAGAGAAAGTCTGCTTTGTATACTGAACTTCTAACACATGCTGAAGCAAAACGTGAATTTGATATGGGTGATACTAAAGCTATCGATTCTATTATACTTGATTTCTTAAATAGTATAAGATTCAATGGTAATATAGAAGAATACTATAATGCTCTTGCTAGATACAAAGGTGACAATGTTAAGATTTATGGTTTAGTAGATTATGATCGTGATGGTAATCAGATTACAATCGATAAAAATTCTCCAGAATATAAACGAGAGCACTATTATGATAGTGAAGAGTTTATGAATTCTGATGAAGATGGTTCTTATTAAAATATATAAGAGTGGTACTAAGTTACCACTCTTATTTTTATATTATTCCAAAAACATATCTATATACCTGACTATTTGGAGTATTTTAATGGATAACCTTTTTAACGATGTTGGTCTAGATAATGTAGATATAAAGACAAATAAGAATTCTAGATTTCCATCAAACGATATGATTCTTGTAGAAAAAGAAGAAAAAATTGAAGAAGAAACAAAATATACCGAAGACGGTAGACCTACTGATAAATATTCTATAGTATATAAAACTCATTATCCTAATCCTGATACTACTGGAAATGGTGTAGATACTACTCCAGAAATTGGATCTAGAGAAGATGTTGGTAGTATAGAGAAACCTCATTTTGTAGATAGTTCAAAATGGGCTAAATCTCTTATTAATCATACTTATGATTCTCTTACAGAAATAAGATCTAAATTTAAAATGATTATGTCTTGTTTCTATTATAATAATACTACTGATATTGATAATGATTTAATGGATACTGCAGAAACTATTTATAAAAATTTGGTTAATTCCGAAGTTCGTTCTTCAAATAAAAAAATTTATGATTCTAAATCTAGATATAGCTTCTTTAATTGTGATATAAAGACTTTTGGTCTATTATATATGAACTTCATAAATACATTAGTTGATTTGGATTTCTCTAATGTTAATCTAACATTAACTAATGAACAAAGTGCTGCATTATTTACAAATAAAGAAAATATAAACATTGTATTGCAAAGATTAGGAATAAAAGAAGAAAATTTTGTTTCTATTTCTAAAATATTTAAAAGCTGGGATAATATAAAATCTATGGTTCTAGCTTTAAATGACGTGTATATAGTTCTAAAAGATATAGATGTTTCTAAGTTCACGTATGATAATGGTATTAGATTAAAGAAAACTATACCTGCATGTGATGAAAAACAGATGACAAATATTACACTTATTACTAAAAGAATTTATATTACATCGATCATTCTTAATGAATTAATGGATATTATTGGAGAATCATTAACGTTATTCTTCAAACAAATAACACCAAAGAATCATTTCAAATTTTATGTAGAACCAAATAAACTTATCTATAAAGTAGATAAATTGAATCCTTGGGTTTCTACTGATTATCACTTACTTAAAGAACTTAGAAAAGCTGAAGGAACTATGGAATTTACAAAGAAAATGATTCAAATGCATAATGAAGTAGTTAAACCTAATGATCTTTTCTTATTCTTGGGAGATTTAAGTGAATCGGAATTCTTTACAGAAAATGATAAGAAAGCTCAACAAGAATTGATTGAAACTTGTAGATTACTTAATGGTAAAAAGATAATGATTGTTGGTAATAACGATGTATGTAGTGAAGAATTCTTAAAGAAATGTGGATTCATCGAAGTATATAAAGATCCTATTTTATTAAAAGGTTTCTGTTTATCGCATGGACCAATAGTTACTAAACCAGGTACAATTAATGTACATGGTCATATTCATGGTAACAAAAATTATTGGATCGATTATACTGATCATATAGACGCTTTTTATGGGTTATGGGGAGGTCCTAAAAAACTAAACTATTTCTTAAATAGGCGAACTATAGAATTGTATCAAAATGGTTGCAAAACCAATAAAGATAAATTATATCAAGATCCTGAAACATTAAAAGTTCCAGGAAATTTACTTTAGGAGACTTTTATGGTTGCTTCAAATACAGAATATGTACATCTATCATTTGAAGAATTTCTGAATGATAGTTTGGAATGCTTTAGTAGTATTACAACTACTTCTAAGAAGTTGGATCAGACTAGAGAAAGCTTTTATGAAAATATAGCTTTTCTCAAAAAATCATATAGAATGAGATCTACTGAAGATGAGAAACTAGAAGATAAGAAAACTTTCGGAACAAAGATCAAAGATTTCTTTATAAAAACTTGGACTTTTCTTGTAAGTATTTTCTCTAAAATCATTGAAGTTGTATTATCTCTTATTAAAACAATTATAATTTTTGTCCAAAAGAAAAGAGTTCAAATGAATTCTATCTTTAAACTGTTTCAAAAAGATGGTGGTATTAAAGGTTTTAATGATACTAATAGTAATATAATTAGAAATATGCTTACTAGTAATGTTGTATTAAAAACATTTGCTCTAGATAAAGTTTCATATAAACATACTCATATTTGTAAAGTATTACTTTCTTCTAGATTGAAAAATTTTGCTGAATTAAAGATATCACCTAATGATAGAACCAGTGTTTCAAGTTTGAGTTATATAAAAAGTCAAATAGATGAAGAAAGAAAAGAACAATTGAAACCAGGTAATAGTCATAGTGTTGAAAGTAAATTTAAGATTATTGAAGATACTATAAATAAATTTTATATGAATGGTATTTTATTAAATAGTGCTACTGATAGTAAAGATGGTACATCTGTTCTAAAATTATTTAGTAATAATACAATGAATGCTGAAGATGCTTTTAGTACTGGAAATATAGATAAAATTGCTCATGCATTTGTATATGGTGTAGAGAAAAAACCTGAAATTGGAGAAACTAATTTATTAGAGTATTTTGGTTGTCACATTGGAGATGGCGCTGATCGTGATGAAAATTTTAAGATATTAAAACAAGCATTTAATGAGTATTATAATGTATCTAAAAATCTATTTGATACAAAAGATGGATATATTAGTAAAATTGAAGCAACTTTGAAAACATACAAAGAAATTTCTAGAAACGATCATAAACTTATTTCAGAAATGAATAAAAATATTATTGCTGAAATAAATAAGTATCTTGATGATGAAACTCCAGAAGCTAAATCAAAAATATCTTTATTTCATAGAATTACAAAAATTGTTATGAAAATTAAAGATATAAAGAGTCATTTTATTCGCCTTCGTCAACAAATTATTATCGATGTAATGAATTTATATTCTATCGAAAATAAAGCTTGGTGGACTCTTGTAGGTAATGGTAAATTCCTAAAAGAAAAATATAAAGAAGGTGATGATGGTATTAGAAAAGATAACATAATTGAAGTTCCAGATGTAGTATATTAAACAAAAAATAAAAGCAGGGTAAATTCCCTGCTTTTATTTATCATTGATTCAACATTTCTTCGAATGCTTTTAGATCAGCTTGTTGCTGTTCTTCTAACATCCTCTGAACATTATTCATGAATTCTTCATGTTGACGGTCTTGCTGCGCCCTAATTTCTGCAAAACGTTTTTCTTGTTCTGCAACTTTTTCATTATATACTTTCATGATTCTATTCATAACATCACTCATAATTTTCTTCCCTTGTGTTTATATCTCCTTTCGGTAGACCTCTTCTCTGAGGTGGTCTTTTATTTCTCTTATTATGACTCTTAAATTGGATTTAGATAAGGATTATTAATCCTTATTCATTAATATAATATATAATCGGGG